TTACGCCGCAGCTTTCACGCTCGCTGCAGGCTGAAGCTGCTTGATCTTCAGGAACCCGAGGGACAGGTTTTGATTGCGGTCAACGTAGAGCGATTCCGCAAGCAACGTGTAAATTCCCGGAGGATGCGGTAACTCATCTTTCGCCAACCCGAGAAAAAATTTCGTCGGGTAAGCATCGCGCTGGCCGTCTGACCCAACGAGCGAGACATACGCCACCTGATAGCGTTTCTCGAACGGCACAAATTGCTTTGCACCGACTTTTTTGCTGGGATTGATCGTTTCCGTTTCCACTTTCGCGTTCTTGATTTCAATCGAGACCATGGCCTTTTTCCTTTGTCTAAGGTTGTATCCGCAAAATGCGGACACGACAAACTATCCGCAAAATGCGGATAGTGTCAAGGCACAAAAGCCGCTACAATCACGAAAGTTGACGCAGATCAAACGGAGATGAGAACGTGAACCGATACGCCGAGCTGATCGACCAGCTCAAACACAAGAAAAAGCTCGAGACGGACTACCAGGTCGCCAAACTGCTACACCTGGACAACAAGATCATCTACGCAGTACGTGCCGGAAAAAGACCCCTCGATCTTTATGCCATCACGCGCATTGCAACCGAGCTAAACCTCGATCCGATGACACTTTTGGCGGATTTGCACAAAGACTTAGAAAAAAATGAGGTAAAGCGCGGATTTTGGAGGGATTTTTTTTATGCTGCAACGCACACAAAGGCGGTTTTGGCGGTGCTGACACTTACGGCTTTTTGCGCGATCGCGTCAGGAATTGGCGAAACCCGCGCTAACCCTTTGACAGAAAAGACATTATACGAAAGAAGACGCCTACTTTGGCTGCTGGGAGAGGCTCACCCATGAGCCTTCGATACAGTGTTACAGGACACTGTATCGAAAAGCCGTGCCACTCCCGCCACCCGACCGCCGACGTCGACGTCACCGCTGCCGATCCGAAAGAACCAAACCGTAACCCCGATCTACGTTACGCTCCGACATCAACCCGCGCCACACTCCGAGCGGCGCCCGAGCAGTCCCAGCCAGCAAGCAGCGCTCGCGCACATGGATGACATGTCGCTCACTCGTCGAACGAACCCGATCAAAGGCGCAAAGCGTTCGGCAATGAAAACCCCGGTCCCGATCCCTCGCACGTCCTTTCCCCACTCACCAGGCACAGCCACACCACACGCTGCAAAAAACTAAGCCACCCTAGCCTTACCCTCTCGGTTTAAATCGCTCTAGCGCGATCCTATGCGCTCCGTTGGAACTCAAAATCTCAAAAAACACCAGGTCCCCAGGAATCACACCGAAAAACCCCTCACGCTCGAGATCCGCAACTCGGCCCCTTGACCCGGAGAAAAAAAAAGGAGATCGCCCCAATGAGACAATCTCCCGAACTCCACCACCGTAAGACACTCGATCAAGGCCAGAACGAAACTCCGTTACTGCACACACTCGCACCCACTACCGTTGCCGGCAGGACATTCCAAAAACCTCCACGCGCCACCCTGCCTTAACCTGGTCGCGCCTCTCATCGGCACGGCCGCCCTTGCAGAGCGGCCGCGCCGACCTAGAGAAAACCGGCCGAGACAAGATGCCGCGCCGCCAACCAGCGGACCTCTGCAGGCAAACGTAAAAGCGGATACAGCCGCGGATCAGGACGATGACGCGTACGCGGTGCAAGATCAAAGCCGAACCACAGCCGGAAATCCTTCACGAAATTCTGCCACCGTGACGCCTTGAGATATCGCCCTACCGTATGCCACGGAGTGAGATACGAAAACACGCCCGAAGCATAGGACGATGAAAATACTTGCTCCGTGTCGTAGCACTCAAATAGATCGTTGCCCCGGTAGAACCAACGATCAACGATCAGAGCATTGGCAGCAACCGATGAGCCACCAGCATAGAGCACCACGCCTAAATGCAAACGCCCGACGCATCCATTCCAAGCACCTAGCGTCAACCACTTACCGATCCACCCGAAAACCGGAACCTTAACCTTATCCAGGCGCTTGCAATTGACCAGATACTCCAACAGAGCCTCTCGCACTTGCTTATCCATCATTGAATCGCTCTGCACGATGAAGATGACATCCCAGCGCTTCTTGCGACTATGGATCAACCATTCAATCAACTCTTTACGCCCCTCGGCGTTCCAGTCTCGAGAATTCAGCCACGACCCCAGCTCATCCAACACCAGCAGACCATAGCGTGACTCATCCACCTTATCGCAACCGAGCCCAATAGCATCCAGATCGTCAGCGCTCGGCTTGTCAGGCACCCGGATGCAATTCACCGATCGCATTGTAGGAGCTAACATTTTGCCAAGGTCAAGGTCGAGATTCGTCGCAACCCGACGACCCTCTCGCAGATATTCCCGAATCCGAGAAACCGCTAACAGCGTTTTCCCGTTGCCCAATTTTCCAGTGACTACATATATGCTCATGGCATCACGTCACATAAGCCATCAATTTCAAATTCTCAACATTCCACCGATAAAGCGCCGCTGCAATATGCGCCGCGATAATTGCACTCACGCACCCCGGCAATGCAGACGGAAAAAAATACGCCATCCCAACTGCTAGACCTGGCGGCACCGACACCGACGCCACCACTCCGCTAATCGACGCAGCAATCAACGCCATCAACCCCGCCGTCAATGTCCCAAACACCGCGACCGCCGCCAACCCATACGCGGTTTTCTTTGCCATCGACTGAGCAAAAAACCCCGCGATCCCTGCGAACAATGAAGCAAACAAACCCGCGAATGCACCCATGATTAGACCCCCGGTTTCAATGCACCAACACCAATGTAAAAAAGCGAAAATGCTGTCAAGATTGACACCATCCAATTCAAGCCGGCCTGGATATCCTGATGATGAGCGCACAAAGGCACCACCAACGCCGCGCTACTATGAGGAATCGAAAAACTGAAATCGCTGCAACTCACCCCCGGCCAGCTCATCGAGAACCCCAACCCTAACTCAGTGCGCGCCATACCTGGCCCCTCGCTCAACGCCTGCTCACGCTCTAACGCCGCAGTGTCGAGCTCATCTTTCTGCACCGTCAAATTTTTCTCGTCGGCATTAATCTGTGAGGTATCCAGCGTTTCTTTGATCGCCTTGACATCATCCTTCACAATGACAAGCGTAGTTTCCTTCGCAACGCCGTCCAACTTCGCAAGGACCTGCTGTTGAGTCGATTCCTGATTCAATCCCGTAGGATCAAAGCCCGGGGTTGTTCCCGTTCCTTCAAGCGCCCCCTGACCCGCACCGACTCCACTTGATCGCCCGTCTACTTCCGTCTCAGTCAACCCTGGACCATTTGACCCAGGACGCGGCCCCCCAGTGTGAACCGTTTCCGTTCGCGTATTGCCATCCGCCTGTGGAGTGCTCTGCGTGACTTTCGTAGTTCCATCGCTGGAGGTTTCAATCTTGACTTTCGTGCCGTCATTCCCCGGCGCCGTAACCGTGCCACCCGAAATAGTCACCGGCGCAGTCCCCGACGCGCAGTCAGGATCTTGCCCCGCGGTGCTGTAGCTGTTACCGTTCCTGAGAATCTGACACTCACCATCCGACGGCCACGGCACAGTCTCAGGATCACCAACGCACGTGCCACCAGACGCGGTGTAGCCCGCGGGGCAACTCGTGGACGAGTAGCCCGTTGCATAGTAGCCAGTGTGCCGATAGCAATCAAACGAGTTTCCGCCATACATCCCAGGGCTAACTGTGTGGTCATACGACTCTGGCCCGAGCGCCGCCATACAAGCAGCCTCTGCACTCTGATACGCGCCGCCTGTTCCATAGCCGACCGTAGGCGCAACGTTCGGCGGAATCGGCTTTCCTTTCGATCCTGCATGACCATCCGATGCCGTCCACCCTGAAGGCGTCGACAACGGCGCATCCGGTGCGATCTGAGCAACGATCGTTGTGCCCGTAGGTGTAGGAGAAATTTTCACAAACGCGATGATGCTCCCGATAATCGCCGTCGAGATCGTTAACGAATTGCTGAAGCTCCGACCCGAGGACACTCCCGCGATTGCGCGACCCGCCCACACGATCCAGGCATCAGCACGTCCGGTCACGAACAAAAAAAACGCTGCGACCACCGCCGCAGCAACCCATTGCACCGCCCAATGCCACGACTCGATCCGCTTCATAAAAACCCCCATACCTAAGTGTCACCCATTCAATTTAAATCGCTCTAGCGCAATCCTAGAGCAAAAAAAAAGAGCGGTCTTGTCAAGAACCGCCCCTTTTTCAGCAACAGGCCGAATTAACCCGCCGCTTTGTGCACGACCTTCTTAACCAGGCCCATGGTGATGAGGCCGCCGACGATCGCGAGCAGCAACGTCCACCCGTAACCGATGATCGTGCCGAAGTCGGCGGAGGCCGTGGTAAACACGGTTTGCACGCCGGCATCCAGCGCCGCAATAGCCGGCGCAGCCAACACCATCGCAAGTACTGCAACCATCACACCGTAAAGCTTTTTCATCTTCGCACTCCATGAGTATAGACGGGATGAACGGCCCGCCCTTCCGTTACTGCTCTTTCAACGTCGAGAGGCTTAGGCAACACATAGCGGCCCAGAGTCCCCGAGCATGTCCATTCACAACCCTTCACCTGGTCCACACGTTGAGGCACACTCACGCATGCAGCAGAAAAGGCAACGAGAGAAAACAACACGAACCAATACTTGATCATCGGCCAACAACCTTTTCAAGAACTGAACTCACCGCACGCATCAACATCCCGCTGCAAAAACCTGACGCGAACGCCGCAAAAAAAAGGCCGATGATCAGCCCGTAGTCCTCAGTGCTCAT